ATGATGAATAAAATTATAGGAGCGGCTGTATTGCTGCTTTGTTTTTGCAGTTGTGTGAAGGATAATGATGCGATATATTATCCTGTGGGTAATGTGGATATTGAAAAAGGCGGTCCGGCTCTGGAAGTAGGATCTAATAGTATTTTGGTGGCTGAGAGCTATAATGAAGAGGATTATGTATTGGATACGCTTGCGCAGTATCCGGGTGATCCGACTCTTGGCAAGCTGACGTTTATGATTAATCTGAAAAATCAGTCGGGAACCCGGGAGGTTGCAGAGTTCAATGGTGTAGGTAAATCCGTATTGACTATGAGCCTCGGTTACAAAGACGGTAATTATCCGGTAGAAAGCCAGATTCCTGTTTATACTTCCGCAGATGCTACTGCTAGTTATGCCATTAAACTTCGTTTAAAGGGAGAGTTAACTTTAACCGACGATGAATGGATGATTGATTATGTTTATGCTCAACTGGCCGGTTTATTCCAGCCTTATCCGCCAGCGTCTTTCCCGGAAGTCTTTATGTGTAAAGGAGGGGAACAGTCTTTTGCTACTTTTGATTCATTTCGCAGGACCTGGACATTTGATATAACTTATGATCATTCCGAGCTTTCTTTTAGTCAATTATACTTTAACTTATTTGTTAATCTGGCTGGGCAAAAGCGGGAAGACAGAATCCGGCTGAGGATAGATAAAGATTCCTACTTTAAGATATATAAAATAAAAGAGGAAATGTAGTTTAACTACATTTCCTCTTTTATTTAGTAGTGGGTACGAGAAGACTAATATAAAATACTGAAAGTAAATGTCGGCTATTATGGGATTATATATACCTTATATGAATATATTATAGACATTATAGGTTAGTATCGGTAATTAAAAAGTCCCTGATTTAGTCCCTGTTTTTTGTGCTGGGGACTATCTTTTATTGAATAAATCCATCGCATCTTTTTTAGCTTTGTCCGCAATGGCTATGTATGGTTTCATCGTCCGGTAATCTTCATGTCCAGTCCATTTCATTACAATTTCAGGTGCAATCCCTAACATAATAGCATTACTTATAAATGTTCTCCTTCCGCAATGTGTAGTCAAAAGCTCGTATTTTTTATAAGTTTCATCATATCGCTCTCCACCTTTATAATATGTAATGGATACAGGTTCATCTATGCAGCATAGCTCTCCTAGTTCTTTTAAATAATCATTCATTTTTTGATTGGATATTACAGGAAGAGCCAAATCCCTTTTATATGTTTCTTCTTTGTATTTATCTAATATTTTTTTTGAATAATCATTTAGTTCGATTCTTAGTGTCTCATAAGTCTTGATAGTCGTTACCTGTATATGATCTTCAAACACATTTGCCCTTTTAAGATTTGCAACGTCTGAATATCTCAATGATGTAAAACAACAGAAACAAAACACATCTCTTATTTTTTCTAGATGGGGGCAGGTTGAAGGGACTTTGAAGTTGTATAATTTTATTAGTTCTTCCCATGTAAGGTAAACGATTGCATTCTTGACCTCCTTCAATTTGGGCTGAAAAGTTGTAAAAGCCATTTCTTTATTATATCCTTTATTGGTAGCCCAACGAAGAAACCATTTTAAATTATCTAGATTCTTTCTTATGCTGGAATTCTTTAATCCCTTTTTCTTTGAATTGACTTGTATAGTTTGCAGATAGTCAACAAATTTGGAAAGCCCCTTCTGGGTTAAATCCTCAAACTCTAACTTAGGAGCAAACTCTTTCAGTCTACGTTGTATTGTCCTATGCTCTTTGTATGTGGATTCACTCCATTGACTTTCGTGACCTTGTTCTATCATAAACTCTATATGATATTCAAATATAGTCCGTTCTGGTTTTACTTTTTTACCAAGTCTTTGGTTAAACTCATTTTTAAATTCTTCGGGGCTTGGAGATATGTTTTGCTGTTCGAAATAAAAAAAGACTGTATCACATATATCCTGGTATTTTTGAATATCCCTATTAATAATAGAAGAATGCGTTTTCTTAGCTCCATGAGTTGTATTATTCTTGCATCGCTGTGCATCTGGTATCCATTTGTCTATGTCTATACGATGCCCGACGTTAAATGCAACTGTATTTCCGTCCCACTTTATCCTGTAGCGAATTTTTGCATTCAGTTTGTCTTTCTCTTTGTCTAAAAGAAATATGCAGTTTCTTTTTATATTCATAGCTTTTCTATAAAATGCTGTCAGCTAGTTTTAATGTATAGCATTTTTGTTGATTAATGTATCCTATTATTGCTTATTGCGTTTAAATTATGATAATTTGTTACTTTCTATATTGGTTTTATTCAACTTTTTTGTATTTTGCATGTTCTATTATTTTACAAATAAAACATAACCTAAACCTAATACTTACTGCCTATTGAGCATATCTTTTAAAACACATATTAAATCATCCTTAGACTTTATTGTAGCGTCTTTTTCAGATATGATTCTTTCCAAATCTTGGATACGCTGTTGTAGCCTATCGAGCTCACCCGAGTTTGATTTGTCGCTTGGGTCTAGTCGCTGTATTTCAACTTCACCGGTGGGCTTAATAATTTTTTGAGTTCCGGATTCGGGCATAGTTACGTTGACCATGTTGCCTGAAATATTTTGAGAACCGTTTCCTTGCACACCATAGTTATCTCTTCCTACGTTGTTTTTATTTTCATTTATCATATTTCCAACGCCTGTGAGTAGCCATGCTGTATTTAATTCAGGATATACAGAGGAAATTTTATCAAGAGTAGATTTTCTTATACTGTCTCCTACATTATTAACAAAACCAGTTGATAAACCAACCCCCTTTTCGAATTTTCCTTGACTTATATTTATATATGCAAGAAATGTTATTAATCTATCTTTTGTTGTCATACTGAATTTATTTCTGTATCTTTGCATCGTAACAAGTTGCAGATGTTACAGAGACAAAGTGGTTAAACTTCCCTCGTTAGAGGTTTAATATATGGTATCCGTAGTAGCTGCAACCTATTGCGGATATTTTTATTTTCAATTAATAACAGCTAATCCAAATTGATTATGAGAAAAATTAAATCGCATTGGGAATATGTGCTTTATATTATGTTTTTTTTCGGTATTTTTATTCTCATATTTACTTTGGTAGCTTGTTTATCACAAAACCGTAATATATCAATTCTAATAGGATTTATTATTGGATATTTTATTTTTGTATTACTAATTGCAATAGACTATTTTAAGAAAGCTTCTTGCTTATTTGATTAAGTTGTTCAATTAATTCTTCTATTCCTTCTATATGTTTTATTCTTTTTAAAGCATCTATTATTATGACAATATCCTTTTTATTCATTTCTATATGATAAGATTTTGTGATATTATTTATGTATTCTATAAACATTCTTCTTTTACCTTCATCACAATTATGCTTTAATGCTGATATACAGGCGTTCAATGAACTAAAATATTCCCCATATTTATGATATGTAAAAAATTGAATATCATTTATATGATTATAAAATAAACTGTCAGAAGCGATGTCTGCATATCTATTATCTAAGTCTCTTATTTTTTTATTAATTATTTCATGATTAAAATAAAAACCACCTCCTACTATAGCAATTAATATTGTAGTGCAAAAGGCTAATATACCCACAAGTATTCCTAACCAATCCGCTTTCATTGGTTCACATCTAAGACTTACCAGGCAAATAGAAGCAATGCTTATAATGAGGGAAGCAATGCTAATCATTAAAGTAGCTTTCTGTTTCATAATATAATAATGTATAATCCACTCTAATAGTTAAATAATGTTTTATACTGAAATAAATTCAGCAAAACCCTTGATTGTTGAAAATAAATCAGTATATTTGCATCATCGAAACATCGCAAAGATACGCAACTTTGAAATGATTCGCAATAGTACATTTATATTAAAATTAAAAAGATACGATTATGAACGCATTTACATTCTTAACAGAAAACGGTAAATTCAATAACAGTGAGATAATGAAACACGCTCACATCTTGAAAGCGTATCGTCGTACCTCTTTGAGTGAGGCATTGAAACAAGCTTGGTTCTTGGCAAAGAGACAACAGAAAGAATATAGAGAGATTGAAGAGGAAAGGAAATCATATAAGCCGGAGTTTCCTAAAAAAGAAGGTAATGTATTGAAAACGTTCTTTACTGGAAATCATGCTGATTATGTAAATCGTGATAGTTCTTGGAGGTAATTATGGATATAGAATATATAAATAATCAATCAGTCTTTCTTCGTAAATATGTGAAGGACTTAGAAACTTATGATGAATCCACTGTTAGGAAATTAACGAAAAGTAATAAAACAAAAAGTGAAATTATAGATTACTTTTTGGAAAGTATAAAATTTTACGAATCTCTGTTAGGTTAGAACCTACGGAAGAAGCGAGCGAAACGCTTCAGAGAACAAAGGTAAACCGATGAATCCTAATTCGGGATGGGAGGATTAACCCTCAAAAATGAATCCGTGTTCAGGGCACGTTAAAGTAGCCTGCGCAGATAAGCATTATAGCCGATGCGGAGTATAGCGTAATAGCCAACCAGCGATGATATGAGCGGAAGGAAGCAACGTGAGTAAGTAATATATCGAAAAAATCAGCCTGAAAAACATCGTCTTTATCAGTAAGAAAACGGGAATAGGCGTCCGTACGCTGATTGTAATATAGCCCTACTGACAGTTTGAAACTGGCATCCGGTAGTGAGAATCGGGTAGGGCACTTTTCTGTAGTGTTTTATTTTGTGTTTGTGTGTTGTATAGTGTACGGTCTGTGAAGATAGTGCACTTTTTTAATTAATCGGGCGGATGTGTATATCGTGGCTGAAACTGCGGTGAGGTGCACCAATATTCCGTGAGACCGGTTCGACTCCGGTTCCGTCCACAATAATAATCAAATAATTAATCTTATGGAAAAAGAAATTGTAGTTGACGAAAGCTATCAGACGAGAAAACTGTTTGATAAAATGAGAGTAGGGGATATCTATAAAGTTCCCTATGATAAATCCCGACATACAGGAATAAAATCAGAAGCTGCACGTAGAAATCGTGATGCTCGATTAACTAAAAAATTAAAGTCAAATATAGATTTGATGTTTCGGGTTTCAGAAACCGCAAATCCCGGATATACTTCTATTATTAGACTAAAGTAATATTTGATAACCATGCAAAGAGTATTGACTGAACTTACTCCTGAATGTGAACTGACCACCCAGATGTATATTTCAGGATTAGAAAAAGAAGAAATTGCTGAAATAAAATGTCGGGCATCTAGTACTATCAATAACCAGTTACAAAAAGCTTTTCAGGTTCTTAATGTCAAAAATGGAAGGCAGTTATGTCGTAGGTTCTATGAAAGGATTTCAGGAATTGAATTTACTTTTGATTTTTCCTCTGTTGTACGTGCATCTACGGCTTGGATATTTATTGGTATATTTTCCTTTTCTCTTTTTCATGAGCAAGGCGACATGAGAAGAAGTAGGAGAACAACGGTGGAAACTTCTGTAAGAGCAAGAAGAGTATAATAGCTATTTGCCGTCTAATATTAACTATAAAAATAGATTCTATGAAAACAATTCATAAAATACAAAATGTGATTGCGGTTATTGCTCTGGGGATGTCTATGCATTTAGCAACGCAATTGGAAATAACCACCAAAGAAACTATATCAGCCGCTATAATGGTAGTTCTCACTATAGTAATGTTACTAGAAAGAAGTTATAAAGAAATTCAATCAAAAGATAGGAGGATATAGAAATGATTGGAGTAGAAAGAATATTAGATGATACCCCCCTCTTTAAACTAACAGTTGGAGAATTTAAAAATTTATTTGAAAGCTTAGTACCAAAACCTCAGATAGTTGAGGAGGAAGAGTATGTATATGGATATAAAGGACTTGCTTCTTTATTGAACTGTTCTATTTGTGCTGCTAAAAATCTCAAATTAAGCGGTAAGATAGATAAAGCTATTATTCAAGAAGGTCGTAAAATTATGATTCATAAGAAAAAGGTTTTAGAGATTTTAAAGAATCGCAAATAATCATTCATTTATTAATTAACCCAATGCCGACACCCCAGGATGTCGTAGGGTGCGAGTCCCTGTATTTTAGTTATACAATGTTCTATACTATCCTAGTGTCCGTTGGTTCGGTATCTAGGAACAATCTTTTTTGTTTATTAAATTTTTCAAAAGCGTCGGTTTGTGAAAATAGACGCTTTATTTTCGATTAACCACTTTAATAATATATATAGTTATGAAAAAAGTAATTGTAAGAGGAGATCGTTCCGGTGTATTTTTCGGAGAGTTAGTAGAAAGAAATGGTAGTGAGGTTAAGCTCGCAAATTGTCGTAGATTGTGGTATTGGGATGGTGCTGCTAGTATATCTCAATTAGCAGTTAATGGTACAACTAACCCACATGAATGCAAATTCACAGTTACGGTTCCAGAGATAGATATCCTGGATGTGATTGAAATTATCCCGTGTTCGGATGAAGCTGTAAAATCTATTGAAAGTGTACCGGTATGGGCAAGGTAATGGAAGATAGAATAAAGCAGTTTCTAAGTATTGTCTCTGGCGATGGCTATGGCGATGGCTCTGGCTATGGCGATGGCTCTGGCTCTGGCTATGGCTATGGCTATGGCTCTGGCTCTGGCTCTGGCTCTGGCGATGGCTCTGGCTATGGCGATGGCTCTGGCATAAAATCCATAAATGGAAATTCTATTTATGTAGTAGATAATATACCTACTATTATCACAAATGTAAAGGGTAATATCGCAGAAGGTTTTATCCTTCAGTCTGATTTATCTCTTACTCCCTGTTTTATAGCAAAAGAGAACAATCAATTTTCTCATGGTAATACTCTACATGAGGCATTTGAATCTTTGCGAGAAAAGCTTTATGATGATAGTACAGAAGAGGAAAGGATCCTTAAGTTTAAAGAACATTTCTCTGACTTTTCTAGAAAGTATTCTGCTAAAGACTTGTTTATATGGCATCATGTACTCACTGGGAGTTGCAAGGCTGGAAGAGAAGCTTTTTGTAAGGACAAAGGTATAGATGTAGACAATGATAGGTTTACTGTATATGAGTTTATAGAACTGACTAAAAACTCGTATGGCGGTGAGATTATCCGCAAACTATCTTAACTTAATCCCGGTTTGCTTTGATCGGCACTCCGGGAGCAATTTAAACCACTTTAAATAATATAAGATATGAATTTAGAAAACTATGAAGTGCTTCCCGTTGAAGCGCAAGATGTACAAATTGTACAAGTTGATGCAGTAGAAAGAGCAAACGTAGATTCGCAGGTAGCAACAGCCAAACGTTATCCACGAGATATAAGACGTAGTATAGACAACTCTGTTGTAATGGCTACTATGAATCAAGAAACAGCCCAATCATGTAGTTACGCCCTTCCCCGTGGCGGAAAACCTATCACCGGTCCGTCCGTTCATCTAGCTAAAATAATTGTCTCTAATTGGGGTAATATGCGTACAGAAGCAAAAGTTGTGCAAATAACAGACAAGCAAGTCATCAGCCGTGGGACATGCTGGGATCTAGAAACTAATGTTGCTTCTGCATTTGAAGTTAGACGTAGTATCATTGGTAAAAACGGACAGCGATTTTCTGACGACATGATTACAGTTACGGGTAACGCTGCAAACTCAATTGCTTATCGTAATGCCGTATTTGCCGTTATTCCTAAAGCTATAACAGATAGAGTGTACTACGCAGCACAAAAATTTATAACCGGTGATTTGTCCGACTCTGACAAACTTTTGAAAGTAAGAACAGGGGTGCTGAATAATTTCAAAAACAACTATGGCATAACCGAAGAAGAAGTTGTAAAGATGTGCGGAAAGCAAACGGCAAATCAAATCGGTGCTGATGAAATTTCAATGCTAATGGGAACGATCCAGGCTCTGAAAGACGGAGATACTACAGTTGATGAATTAATGAAACCGATACGTGAAAGCAAAGAAGCAAAGAAAGATGCGATGAAAAAGGCTATATCTACATCCGTAGACGAAACTACTGGTGAAATTTTTAATCAAACTGAACAATGATAGAGCAGGGGTCAAAGGATTGGCTAGTTGCCCGATTGGGAAATTTCACGGGAAGCCGGATAGGTGACCTTATGACAAGCGGAAAGAAAAAAGGGGAGATGTTTGGAAAGACAGCCCTCTCCTATATCTATGAAGTTGCAGCGGAAAGAAATCTCCTTCCTAAATATATCAAGGATGATTTTCTGTTTGAAATATACCAGGAACAGGTAAGTGTCGGCAATAAATTTATTGATTGGGGACACGACAATGAAGATTTTGCTGCGGAACGGTATCAACTTGCTACTAGATGCGAACTGGAAGAATGCGAAAGCATTACTCACCCTACAATACCTTATTTTTCTGCTTCACCAGACCGCATATCAACCATTTGTAGTACAAGGAAAGTGGTTGAGATTAAATGTCCATTGCCTAAGACGTTCATGGAATACATGGCGGAGGTTAAGGATAACGACACACTTAAATCAGTAAACTCTAAGTACTTCTACCAGGTTCAAGCGGAAATGGCTTGTACGGGTTTAGAAAAGGCTGATTTTGTTGTTTTCTGTCCATTCTTGAAGCATAATATTCATATAGTAGAGATAACAAGGGATGAATCTGTTATCGCTGAATTTGAGAAGCGAATTCTGAAGGCTAATGAAATAATTGAAAAAATGGTAGGTAGCTTATGGAAAAAGAAATTAGCGAAATAAACGATTACCTGAACATTACCTGTTCAAATAATCCGGTAGAGATACAGGAAAGGATATCAGTCATAATGGTATACCTGAACCGATCCGGTGAAATGCTTGCGGATGCAAAGAAGCTACTCAGAAAGAAGAAATCCACAGAGATAAGTAATACTATCATCGCAATAGCAAAAGAGCAGTGTTTGTCGGCAAAGGTGCAAAATGCCTTGCTTGACAGCATAGCGGAGGATGAATCGTATTTGGTGGACAGGCTTGACCGGCTTAATGCTGCTTGTACGCATCAATTAGACGCCTTACGCACTTTGTTGAGTTACGAGAAGGAAGCTATGAGATTAAATAAAACGGGATATTAGGAAGTGTTATTCCAAATAACAGCTATTTGGAAGTTTTGAAATAAAAGTTATGCGAAATGCGAAAAACTAAAAGTAATCCATGTCTACCTGATCTTCGAAAAGAGGAACTATTACTTCAGTTCGGTAACGGGCATATTCCGGCATTTGTCCGAAGATCAGATAGGCATCAAACAAAGTACATTGTCTCACAATACGGAAGATACTATTGTAACCGTAGAGCTATAATCCGCAAGAGTGAGCTGTTAAGATAGCTTTGTTAACCTTTTTACCCCAGCCTGCCAGTCTGTGAAGATTGGCGGGCGAACATGGGCGTGAGACCGAAGTTGGTTATACGGAATGTGAATCCCGAGATGATTTCAATAAGGGAATGACATAGGCACGAAGGTTCGATTCCTTCCACGTCCACATGAAAATAACAATCACCAAACAAGAATACCAGACGATAGTCCGGTGCTTGAAAACGTCAGAAATCCTCATTAAAGGGTACAATTTGAGAGATGAAGATATTATTCGTAAAACTAGAAAGAAACTCCAAAGGAGTAAGGAGAAAGGTTGATATGACATTCGAAGAAATGAAAGCCCAGTACTGCGGTAAGAATATCCGCAAGAAGCCAAAGGATGAAGAGCATAAAATCCAGGTAGCGATGGTTAAATGGTTCAGGATGCAATACCCTTCTATGCGGCACAATTTATTTGCAGTCCCAAATGGTGGGAGGAGAGACGCTGCTACAGGTGCCAAGTTGAAAGATGAGGGTGTGCTTGCCGGAGTGGCTGACTTGATTCTGTTGAAAAGTAACCGCTTCTATGGTGCGCTGCTTATAGAAACCAAAACCCCAAAAGGCTCTCAAAGTCATTCTCAAAAGGAATGGGAAACCAAGATAACAGCAGACGGATATAAATATGTTGTCGTTCGGTCTTTAGGGGAGTTTATAGAGGTTGTGAATGGTTACTTAGCAGAAAAATAAGATTTTCATTTGGTATTTTGAAATTTGGGAGTATCTTTGCGGTGTCTTCGCCAAAGACTTGTATTTATAGTTTTGAGTTAATGAGTATATTTTATGCTCATTTGTAAGTGTATATACCGCAAGGATATAAGGCTATCAAATCCCACGGATACTCATAGCTCATAAACTATGTGTACGGTCTTTGGCGAGACGGGAGGCGATAGCCTTTCTTATTTTTAACAACTCAAAAACTTATCCGAAATGCCAAAGACCGGAAGTTACAGAGTTAAGGCGAATAATAGTAGCCTTATTACATCTGCGCCCAGCAGTGCGAAAACTGTATCTTATGAAAAGTTCCTAATCGAAAAGAATTGCAAGAATGAAGCTTATGCCTTCATACTTTCGCAAGGACTATTCCAGCAATTCCAAGATTACCATTTTAGCCACCATTCGGACGATCCCCATAAGGATTGCCTAAAGTTCTTGTTATCGAATATTTAAATTCTAATTAAATGGCAGAATGAGACAATTCCGCCTATATCCCTATTGTCTAAAATTTAAATCAATATATTATGAATGAAATTAAAATCTTTCAGAATGAGCAATTCGGTGAGGTAAGAATTGCAATGAATGAGAATGAAGAACCATTATTCTGCTTGGCGGATGTGTGTAAAGTGCTTGAGTTAAGAGTAGACGCCGTACAATCAAGAATAAAGGATGCCCCCATTCGGTTTGGGGTCATAGATTCAATGGGTAGAGAACAGCAGATGAATTTTGTAACAGAAAAGAATCTATATAAAGTAATCATGCGTTCGGATAAACCACAAGCCGAACCTTTCCAAGATTGGGTATGTGGCGAAGTTCTTCCATCTATCCGCAAACATGGCGGTTATATTACAGCCCATCAGAATGATACTCCTGAAGAAATTATGGCACGTGCGCTGATTGTAGCACAAGAGACACTGAAACGAAAAGAGCAGCGCCTTATCGAAGCGGAAAGTAAAATTCAACAAGATGCTCCTAAAGTTCTTTTTGCCGATGCGGTCTCGACTTCCCAACGTTCTTGTTTAATAGCTGAATTAGCGAAGATACTACAACAGAATGGTGTGAATATCGGTCAAAATCGTTTGTTCTCATGGATGCGTGATAATGGCTATCTCTGCCAGAAAGGTGACTACTACAATCAACCGACACAGAAATCCATGAAATTAGGGCTTTTTGAATTGAAGAAAACATCAATTACTAAGCCGGATGGTTCGGTGTTGGTTACCACCACAACGAAGGTTACGGGAAAAGGACAAATCTATTTTGTGAATAAGTTTTTAGGAAAAGATGCCGCATAAACCAACGGGGCTACTTGTCGGTATCCCTAAATAACTTTTAATTATGAATAAACATTTATATAACAAGCATGGCACGGAATAGAATGATTAAGCCAAAGTTTTGGGATGATACCAAAATAGGCCGCCTTACAAGGGATGCAAGACTTCTCTATATAGGCCTATGGAATTTCTCTGATGATATAGGAATCGTGATAGGTGATTCTGTTTGGCTAAAGTCTAAAATATTTCCGTATGACCAAATCCAAATTCAACAGTTTGAAAAATGGATGAACGAGCTTGTGATAAACGGATTTATATGTCTGCTTTCCTATAAGGGGGAAAGATTCATATATCTGCCAAATTTCACTCGGCATCAAGTAATCAACAAACCAAATTATGAGGATTTGAACATACCTAAATGCTTAATAGACAGAGTTAAAGAGAATATTCACTTATTAATCACGGAACAATCACGTAATACTACCGTATCATTCACGGAACAATACGTTACTAAAATAGAAGTAGAAAGAGAAGAAGAATATCCCCCTTATAATTCCCCCCAAGGGGAAGTCCCACCCCAGGAAAGCAATGAGAGTGATAAGATAAATTACAATGCTCTTATGGATACGTTCAACAAAATGTTTAGTGGGAAGCTCCCAGAGGTTACTACAATGACTGATAAGCGCAAGAAGGCTATAAGGGCAAGGGCAACCGAGCATGGGAAAGAGGGTATCATGACTGTTTTCAATAATGTTTCTCAATCGGCATTTCTTTTGGGGCATAATAACCAAAACTGGAGATGTGACTTTGATTGGATATTCAGACCGACAAATTTCATTAAAATTTTAGAAGGTAACTACAATGGAACAAGGATTAGTAAAAATCAACAAGATAGCGAGCAGCGAAAACGTGATTCAGTTCTTGCAGTCGCTACAACCGTTCGAGAAGCTGCCGCAAAAAAGAGAAAGGAGCTTGAAGCAGAGGGCATTATTGGACAAATACCCTGATCCGGCACAATTCATTCTTGATTATAACCCGGATTTGCAGTTTAAAATTGTCAGATGCAATGCTACACACGCAGATTTAGCTTTAAATCTTGAAATACCAAGTTTGGGGCTTTTGGCTTCTACTTATGGGGATGAAACGCCTTTAGAGTGGCTTAAAATTCAATTTGGAACGTTGAATGATTTTGCAGAGGTATCTACAAAGATAGCCAAGACTCAACTTGAGGAATTGGCTGCAATATTCCTTTCGGAGTATTATTATATCAATGCTGCTGAAATATGTTTTTTCATAGCTCGTTTTAAATCTGGTAAGTATGGGAGGTTTTATGGATCCATTGATCCTATGAAGATAACAAGTGCTATGCTTGAATATATATCGGAAAGGAGAAAAGGAATTGATCGGCATGAACGTGAACAATATCGTTTACAGCGTCAAAAAGAAGTTGAAGAACGTGATAACAATAGTATATCTTATGTCGAATACCTTGAACAAGAAAAAAAACTTGTGGAAAGCGGAGATAAGGATGCTATTGAAAGAGCTTCTATCCGTGTTGGAAGTCCTTATATTGCTAAAACGTAATCAAACAATGAGAATACTCCTAAATATCCTCCTTCTCCTAGGAGTTAACATCTTATTTTATCTGGTAGTATACGCAATATCAGACTACTTAATGGATATGATTAATTAAACAACGAATGATATGAATAAAACTCACGGTTCTTTATTTAGCGGCTTTGATGCCCCTAGCGTTGCAGCGTCATGGATGGGCTGGAAAAATGCCTTTCACTGTGAGATAAACTCTTTTTGCAACGAGATACTAAAATATTGGTTTCCTGATTCAGAACATTATGAAGATATTACAAAGACAGACTTTAGTCAATGGAAAGGAAGAATCGATGTCCTCACAGGCGGATTTCCTTGCCAGCCTTTCTCCCTTGCAGGTAAGAGAAAGGGAGCGGATGATAACCGTTACCTCTGGCCAGAAATGTTACGAGCAATACGCGAAATCCGACCCACTTGGGTTATTGGTGAAAACGTTGCTGGAATCCTCACAATGGTTCAGCCCGGCGAGGAGACTGAAATGGGAAGCCAAACCGCTCTTTTCGGAGAAGATAACCGAAAAAGAGTATTGTTACGACAAGAGTATGTCGTCGAAACCATCTGTAAAGACCTTGAACGAGAAGGATATTCTGTCCAACCGTTGCTTATTCCGGCTTGTGCCGTCGGAGCGCCCCACAGAAGAGACAGAGTGTGGTTTGTTGCTCACAGGAATGATGCTCCCCACTCCGACCTCGATAGATGCCGGAACGGGAAGAATAAACAAGAGCCGCTCACCCAATGCAAAGGAACGTCCAACAATTGCTTTAGCAGCAAAGATGGGGTTGTTACCTACTCCTACTGCGAGTTTCCATCACAACGGATGCTGCAAGGAGAGAAAGGACGGTACAAGCAGAAAATCCGAACTGAATCATTACATATCCGCTCAAACTGGGAAAAATTCCCAACTCAATCCCCTGTTTGTCGAGGAAATGATGGGCTTCCCTTTGATGTGGACAACCTTACCATTCCTTTCAAAAAATGGAGACAGGAATCAGTCAAAGGATATGGAAATGCCATAGTTCCGCAGGTGATTCTTGAAATTTTCAAAGCGATAGAAGAATTAGATAATTGATTAAACCTTGCAAGTTCTTGAATGATTCAAGGATTTGCGTATAACAATATAGAAATGAGTAAAATAATTATAGATGGCAAGAAATATGAACGAATCAAAGTTAAGGGGAAAGAAAATTGCAACGATTGCGATTTAGCAAAAAATGTAAGAAGTTTAGCCTCTGTGCCTATTTGTTGTCAGGAAGGAAACGAAAAGATTATAAAATATTGTGAGAATCACCCTGATGTAATATACAAAGAAGTTAAACCATAACAAGAAAGAAAGGAATCAAATGAAGATAATAGTAAGTTTTTCTGGCGGAAAGGATTCACAAGCTTGCTTGATCCAAGCTGCCAATAAATACGGAGCCGATAAAATAGAAGCTGTTTTCTGTGATACTGGTTGGGAGCATCCCGAAACCTATCAACATATTAGTGACGTGTGCAAACAGCTTGATGTTAAATTAGTAGTTTTGAGAAGCAAGAAATATACTGATTTTGTAGATATGTCTATCAAGCGCTCCCGGTTCCCGTCTTCCCAAAGAAGATTTTGTACTTCAGAATTGAAAATTAAACCGATGATTGATTACATTCTCTCACTTACTGAACCTTGCGTGATTATACAAGGCATCCGGGCAAAGGAAAGTGAAGAGCGTGCTAAACTTCCCTATGAATGCAATTACTTTGGGGAGTATTACGAACGCATTAAAAAGAATCGCAAAGGAAAGATTGTTGAAGTATGGAAGCAGGATTATCGTAGAAAAGATGTACTTAAATGGTGTGAACACTATGATGCAAGCGTTTCCCGTCCGATTTTTCAGTGGTCGGCACAAGAAGTAATAAATCATATCTTATCTGCCGGACAAAAGCCAAATCCTTTGTATTCTCATGGATTTTCCCGTGTTGGTTGCTATCCTTGTATTATGTGCCGAAAGCAGGAAGTCAAACTCATTTCACAAGAAGAGTTCGGGCGTAACCGCTTGATAGATGCAGAGCAAAGGATGAAAGAAGAAACTCCAAAAGGTTCGTCTTTCTTCTCACCCGGTTACATCCCCAATCGCTTCTGCAAGAATAGGACTTATCCAACAGTACAGGAAGTTTTCAAGTATGTGAACCGTAACGATGTCGGTATGGATGATATGTTTGAGCCAGAAGGTGGGTATAGCTGTATGAGTCTTTATCATGGACTTTGTGAATAGGAGTTTAATTTAAAACAGAACAGAAATGAAAGAAATAGAACTATATAATGACCATTTTCAAGAAGTTTGGAAAATTATTCCTGAAACAGACTATTCATACCAAGCATCTTCTTTTGGTAGAATAAAATCTGTTGATAGAAAAAGATATTGTAAAAATGGACATACATGTATACATAAAGGAAGAATTATTAAATACGGTATTCAAAATAATGGATATTGTATCGTTTGGCTAAGAATAGGGAATAAAACTAAGGCTTTCACAGTTCATAGACTTGTTGCAAAAACCTTTATAAATAACCCTTTAAACCTTGAACAAGTTAATCATAAAGATGGTAATAAATGCAATAACCATGTTGATAATTTAGAGTGGTGTAGCCGAAGTGATAATTTAAAACATGCATATAGGGAATTACATCAAAAGAGACATTCTTATACAATGGTAAAATGTGTTAACACAGGCGAGGTTTTTGAATCTGTAAGATTAGCAGAAAAATCAAAAGGTTTATGTAAAGGGGCTATATCTCAAGTATTAAATGGCAGGAGTAAAACATCAGGAGGATTAAAATGGATAAAAATATAAAACCTAAGTTATTCAATGACCATTTCCAAAATTTCCGTTCTTATGGAATCCCAAAAGCCCAGTTAATTATAGCCGATGTCCCTTATAATTTAGGCAATAGTGCTTATGCTTCTAACCCTTCATGGTATGTGGACGGAGATAACAAGAACGGTGAAAGCGACAAAGCAGGCAAACAATTCTTTGATACTGATAAAGATTTTCGCCCGGCAGAGTTTATGCACTTCTGCTCCCAGATGCTTGTAAAGGAACCCAAAGAAAAAGGCAAGGCGCCTTGCATGATAATCTTTTGTGAATTTGAAGACCAGTTCCGGTATATTGAACTGGGTAAAAGATATGGGCTGAATAATTACATCAATCTTGTATTCAGAAAGAACTTTTCAGCGCAAGTCTTGAAAGCCAATATGAAGATAGTCGGCAATTGTGAATATGGATTGTTACTTTACCGCGATAAGCTTCCAAAGTTTAACAACGATGGCCGGATGATCTTCAATTGCTTTGATTGGGTGTTGGACAATGAAACTCCGAAGGTTCATAGCACGCAGAAGCCGGTTCCTTTGCTTCGTAGACTGATAGAGATATTCACCGACAAAGGTGATGTCGTTATTGATCCATGTGCCGGAAGTGGTTCTACTTTATTGGCTGCTGCCCAGTTGGGACGCAGGGCATACGGATTCGAAATTAAGAAGAAGTTCTTTGCTGATGCGAATAAATTTGTGTTATCACGTATCCAGCAATCGCTATTTGTGTAATTTAAATAAAAATAGAAATGAATTTAAACGAATTAAGAGATAAGGCCTACAAAAACGCTTGTGAGCACGAATTTCACGATCAGGAGTTGAGCAATGAACATTGTCTTTGCCTAGTAATATCGGAGCTAATGGAGGCTGTGGAAGCGGATAGGAAATGTAAAGTCTTCAAAGGTGTAGTTGCATTTGAACGTGAATTTAATCGTTATCCTGCATTGGTAGAAGAAAGCAGGCGTTTTAAATGTGCATTTGAAAAGTGCGTCAAAGATACAGTCCCGGATGAACTTGCTGATGCCGTTATCCGCCTGCTTGATTTATATGGACTTCTAGGAATTGGCTTAGACGAGGATGTATTCGATGAGGAAACAATATCAGAATATTCTGCGACCTACTGTAATAAATCATTTACAGAATCAATATTCCATATCATAAAGTTTATTACTTCAAATAATGAAGTCTTTATACGCTCGTGTGTCGTACCAGAAATGCTTCTGCTTGAAATCTTTGGACTTGCTAAATATCTTAGTATTGACCTTATGTGGCACATCGAGCAGAAAATGAAGTATAACGAACTCCGTGAAAAAATGCACGGGAAGAAATATTAATCTAATAAACCATAATATGAAACAGACATTAGAAGAAGCAGCGTATGATTATGCTACTCATAAAACGAAATTCAGAAAAGACGTTCTAAAAGAAGTGGACGCAGATAACTATGTTTCCAGACATGATAATTGTATGGAAGATTTTCAATGTGGTGCAGAATGGCACGCAAAGCAATCAATTGAGGTTCTTTCCTCTATTTTAGAAAACTGGGTACATGGCGGTGATGCTGATTGCATCATTGCGGAGTTTGAAGAAAAATTAAGAGAAAATCGTAAAACAGAGTAGTTAAAACGAATAACAATGAGTATATTATCAGACGAATGGTGTTGCATGAATTGTGTACACCAAGAAGAATGTTTATTGGACGATCCAGAGTTGAACTTATTAGGATATTGTATGCAATACGAAGACGAAGAATGGGAGGAATAACAATGATAAAAAAGAAACATATCCTAGATTGGTATATTGAGAATACACCTTCTGATGAGAAAGAATATGATAATGGCTGTTTAGCTGCGTTTGCAATAGTGGCTATTATTTTCGTGGGATTGGCAATTGGAATGTGTTTAATTGAGTAAAACAGTGAAAATGAAAGAAGAACTTGTAACATTAGAGACAGTGACGCTACTTAATGATATACTACCTTATCGAGATTATTATCGACCACCACAATCATTGGTGCAAAAATGGCTGCGTGAAACCAAGAATATGCACGTCTGCATATATAGAAGTGCTTCCGGTTATGGATACGATATATCTAAAGCAGACAATGGCACTCATATAACCGATGGAATATTTGACGGTCCTAACGATGGCGGTCAGTGGGACACCTACGAAGAAGCATTGGAAGCCGGAATACAAGAAGCATTAAAACTAGTGTAGGAGGAATAATCATGAACAGAGAAAGAAACAAATCCATTTGCCGAGAAAGACTATTGAAATTACAAGAAAATGACATCAATAAACTTATAATAAGTGAAATTGCTGATTTGGCTTACTGTAACGGATATAATACCGTACTCGATGCTGCGGAAAAGGTTTTAAGTAACGAGGATTATTTTAAAATTGTGAAGCAATTGGAAAAGGAGGAATAGCAATGAAAGATCATCAATTTGAAGAAATAGTATTTTGGTTATCGCTGATTGCTTGTTTGTTGGCTTATCATTTGGGTATAGTATGGTTAGTTAGCATTATAGCAGTAATAAGTGTAATGAACTGTATTTCTGCGATTGTAACAGCTTGGAAATATGCAAGGAGTGAACTAAAGAAAAAATACCTAATAGTCCGAACTATAAAAAGATGGTTTTGTCGTCATAGATGGGAGTTTGTAAGAAAAGATAGCGTATGTTCCATGGATGAAAGTCACTGGTATAAAGTTTTAACTTATCAGTGCATAAAATGTGGAAAGATAAAAGTCGTTAGGCCTAATGAGCCGGATTGCGAAGAAAATAGAAAGGAGGAATAGCCATGCCAATAAGCGAAGTAGCAGAATTAATACTTAAAATAGCGTTATTCATCCTCAATGCCACAACCGTTGCCATTGTTGTAATTTTGATAAGCAAATGGCACAGACGCATGGAGGACAAGCTGAATGGCATCAAAAGTTATATTCAGCACGTAACGGATCGCAATGACATCGTATACATCAATCAGCTTGAAGAGATAAAAAGAATACTGATAGAGTCTGAACGTTACGAAGATGCAGCCAAGATAAGCAAGTGCATTGAGGATGAATACAGTAATCTTAAAAGAAAAATAGAAGACGGAGAATAAATAATTGATCCTTTAAAATGATTATGAAGCAAGAAATAAACAGCAACCTACTGGCGGAATGTATGAAGGAAGCCATGAAAGTGGAATTCCTGGAAACCAGCGAAGAGATAAAGCTATATGCTTATGCCCTGTATAATGCGGAAATGTGGGGGAAGAGTGTAAAATAATAAACTGAAATTACTAACTTTGTGCTACATGTCAAGTGGCATGTAGCTAATCAGACGAAAAGACATGAAGTTATCAGTAAAACAGGAAAAATTTTGCAATTACTATATTGAGTGCGGGAATGCATCTGAGGCTTATAGGCGTGCATATCCAAGTAGTGAAAATTGGGCTGATAAAGTGGTATGGACAAAAGCGTCGGCTCTGTTAGATAATGGTAAGGTTTTGGTAAGGGTAAAAGAGCTTCAAGAAGAACTAAAGAGGAAATCAGACATTACAAAAGAAGAGGTGTTAAATATGCTTAAAAGCTTTATGTATGCTGACATTCGTAATTTCCTTACCATAAAAAACGGCAATGTCATTTTCAAAGATAGCGAAGATTGGACTAATGAAATGGCAATGCAGGTCGAAAGCGTGAAACAAGGAAAGGATGGGATTGAAATAAAACTAAATGGGCGTACATGGACTATCCAGCGCATTTGCAAAATGCTTGGCTTTGATTCTCCTCAAGATATGAATATAAACATTGTATCTCCTATGAGTAAAGAGGAAGCCAAACGAATAATAGAAGACTTATGATGGGGGAAGGATATGATTACATACGGGCATTTTGCTTGTCAGGAACATTGAACTATACGAGGTATTTCTTTAAAGCAAGATTTGGTCGTAAATTTGTAGTAAACGACCATCACGTAAAGATATGCCAGGCTCTTGATGATGTGATTGACGGAAAAATAAAGAAACTGATTATAAACATAGCTCCGAGGTATTCCAAGACGGAATTAGTAGTTAAGAATTTCATATCGTATGGACTTGCAATCAATCCATCTGCCAAATTTCTTCATTTGTCTTATTCTGATGATCTTGCTAATGATAATTCGGAGGAAGTAAGAGATATAGTTAAGTCGGAAGAATACAAGTGTATATTTCCTTATGTAGGCATAAAGAAAACTAGTGATGCAAAAAAGAAATGGTACACAACAGAAGGAGGTGGCATGTACGCTACGGCTGCTGGGGGGCAAGTTACAGGTTTTGGAGCCGGTGCTGTCGATGATAAAAACGATTTATCCGAAGCATTAGAAGAATTAAAACCTTCTTCTAAATTTGCAGGTGCATTGATTATTGACGATCCGGTTAAGCCTGAAGATGCGATATCTGACACTCCTAGGGAAAAAGTAAATCAAAGGTTTGAAACAACAATAAGAAACCGTGTAAACTCACGGAATACCCCTATCATAATCATCATGCAAAGGCTTCATGAGCATGACCTTTGCGGATATTTAATGGAAACGGAGCCAGGAGAATGGACTGTTTTGTCACTTCCTGTAATAGTCTATGAAAATGGGGAAGAGAAAGCCTTATGGGAGTTTAAGCATACACTTGAAGAACTGCATAGAATGCAAAAAGTAAACAGCTATGTCTTTGAAACTCAATATATGCAGAATCCTACTCCTATGGAGGGCTTAATGTATAGTAAATTTAAAACTTATGATACTATACCAATCACAAATAGGGCAATAAGAAAGAATTACACAGATACAGCAGATACGGGGAGTGATTATTTATGCTCTATTGATTATATTGATACGGAGATAGGAAATTTTATTCTTGATGTCCTTTTTACACAAAAGGACATGGAATTTACCGAGCCGGAAACAGCTAAAATGCTTACTAAAGACCAAATATCCAAGGCGAATATAGAAAGCAATAATGGAGGAAGAGGATTTGCTAGGAATGTAGAGAAACAGATGCGGATAATTGGTAATCCTAGGACTCAAGTAAGCTGGTTTCATCAGTCAAAAAACAAGGAGGTTCGGATCTTTACCAGATCTTCCGAGGTGATGAATCTTACTTATTTTCCTGCTGATTGGAAAAGGAGGTGGCCGGAGTTTGCGTCTCAACTGAAAACATATAGGAAGAAAGGAAAGAATGCTTATGATGATGCTTGCGATGCTCTTACAGGAACTGTAGAGATGAGAGGTGAGATAGATGTTCTGTACTATAATAAAGAGGCAATAGGGGGAAATAATCAGATATTTGTTGAAATACACCCGAATATAAACGGATTGTTTATAATGGTTTCTTATTGCGTTGCTGGCGGAAAGATATTCATGATTGATTGCTTGTTCTCCGATTCGTTAATACCTGTTGACCAGCTTATTAATAAAATAGACGGGAATGCACAAATGGAGATACCTGTTGAGATGAAACATTATGCAGACGATTATAGAAGGCGTGTTGATCATAATTTGTGGGTAAGAGAAGAAACAGCAGACAAGAAAACCATGATTGAATCTTATAAATCAATTATTAAAACAATCTGTTTTCCAGAATTGGATGATTCATTTAGTGCATTAATAGCTAATATGTCTGATTATGACGGAATTAACAGTTTTGAAAGTATGTATGTGCTATCTTGTGTATGTGCTCGTGTAAAGTCTTCTGAAATGATATAATTGCATGAAAATATTTTTTTTTATTTTTATTTGGACTAAATAGAAATAATATATATATTTGCGGTGAGGATTACCAATCCCTTCGTGTGAAGACGCACGGAACCTATACGTTTTTATACTATCGGATTTTTTCGTTAGTGTTTTTGTCCGTAAAGACCTCTTCATTTCGTAGGGAATGGTTATCTCAAATCAGATAATCATTCTTTTTATGTCTAAATTAGGAAATTGGTTTCAAAAAAGGATTAATATATCTGTTCCCTCCATGAGAGAGACAGTAAAAGCTATTGAAAAGGATTCTAATGGGAATTTCTGGTATCTTTCCAATTTCTTCTCGCCATCTGGTAAAATTAAAAATGATTATGATCTAACTTTGAATAGGGATAAAGCAGATTCTCTTCTTGTATGTACCCCATTTTCTACTGTTATAAATAAAATAGGTTCTCTTTTTGCGAATGGGAAAATATATGTCACAGACAAGGAAGGTAATGAAAAAGAGGGATATAACGACATTAGAGAGTTGTTGTCACGTCCTAATCCACTTCAAACAAGGGTTGGTTTTTTAAAAGAGATTGAGATGTCTCTTAAACTTTTCGGATATTGCCCCATTTTTACAGTAAGAGCAACAAAAAAATCATTGCCGCTCGCAATGTATGTCATACCTTCACAGATATTTCACATGGTTTCTTCTGGGAAACTATTTCGCCAGTATGATATAAAGGATATTGTTTCTAGCGTATATTTGGAGTGGGATGGTTTGCGGGAAGAATTATCAGACGAAGACTACTTTGTAATTTACGATAGTTCTGCAAATGTTAATGGCTCCAATCGAGATATAGAATTCTCTTCTGTTACAGACTCCCTTTCTATGCCGGTTAATAACTGGATTGCAGCGATGACAGCCAGTTATCAGTTAATTGTAAATGGCGGTCCCAAAGGTATTATTTATTCTGATTATACCGATAAGATGGGTAATCAAGTTATGACACCAGAGGAAAAAGAATTATTGGAATCTAAACTAAAAGAAAAATATGGTATTCTCAATAAATTCCCAATTCTGACATCAAAGATAAAACTTGGTTGGATTCCTTTGAATTATGACTCCTCCCAGCTTAAACTTCATGAAGAGGATGAACGATGTAGCAGAAAGATATGCAATGCGGTAGGAGTTGATTATAGCTTATTTGACGAATCTAAATATGACAATAAAAGCATAGCTGAAAAATCAGCTTATCAAGGTCTTATTATTCCTGATTCTGAAAAAGTTGCAGAAGCTTTAACGGACGCTATTTGCCCTAAGGGTGTTTTTATAAAGCTGGATTATACCCATGTAGACTGCCTTCAAAAGGATAAATCATCATCTTCTTCTGCATTTCAGAAAATGGCTTCTTCTTTAATTCAATTAGTTGAAAAAGGTCAAATAACTCTTGATGAATCCAGAAATGAGCTAGCAAAGTTTATAGATATTGATCCTGATAATCCAAAAGGTGAATTAAAAACTAATAACTCTATTGAAAATGGATAAAACTAATAAATATAGCGGAAGAATGGGGATGCAGTATAAGACATTCTCCATTTATGCTAAAGAAGTAAATTACGACAACGAAAGCCGTACTATTAGCGGTTATGCTGCGGTCTTTGGGAATAAAGATAAAGCCGGAGATATATTGGTTAAGGGTTGTTTCTCGAAGAGTATCCAAGATCGAGGTCCAGAGAGTTCTGCAAATGACAAGATAATCATGTTGTGGATGCATAACATGAATGAACCTATAGGTCGGATTACAGTATTGAACGAAGATGAAAAGGGGCTTTATTTTGAAGCAATAATAGATGAAGTACTGAGAGGAGAACAGGCAATAAAACAGCTCGAATCTGGAACTTTAAACCAGTTCTCTATAGGTTATCAATATGTGTGGGAAAATTGCGAATACGATGCGGAAAAAGACGCTTTCATTGTGAAAGAGGTAAAGCTTTATGAGATATCAGTAGTCTCTATCGGTTGCAATGGGAAAACTGAATATTTGGGGTTAAAATATATAGAAGATACTGAAAAAGCTTATGAAGAATTAAATTTCGAAATATCTGAAATGTGTTCAGGAATGTCCGCATCCAAGCAACAGAAGATACAAAAAATTATATCAAAAGCAATGTCACTTGCATCTTTCAAGCCGGAGAATCGGAAAGAATCTTCACTTGAAGAAAAGGAAGCCGACATGCATGGAAATAAGGTGAAATCGATGTTCAAAAATTTAAAATTAAAGTAAGTATGGGAAAAGAAGTGAAAAAGATTGAGTTTAAAGACTTTCTTGATACAAAAGGATTGTCCGAAGATGAATCTAAGGTTTTCGATGTGTTTTCCAAAGGGCTTGACGGCTATATGGAAGCTCTCTTTGATCAGTTTATAAAAGATGAAATTGATTCTAAGTCCATGAAGGAATCAATCGAAGATGCAACAAAATCTATTGAGGAGTTAAAGAAAGAAGTAAAAGGATTTGCAGATAGTGAATCTATCAATGAACGCTTAAAATCTTTTGAAGAAACAATTGTACGCATTAAGGCGGCCACCGAAAAGACAAAAGGAGGGACATATAAATTAAAGTCTATTGAAGATCAACTTCGGGAACAGCTAAAAGCTTATATTACCGAAAACCAAAATGGTTGTTCTACAGTTGATTTGAAGTCTGCATGCAAAGCGTCTCCGGGCAATAAGTTAGAGTTGAATCTGGTAGTAAATACAAAGGATGCTGCAGTTATATCGTCTGGTTCTTTGGCCCCTCATTATGGTGTTGAAATCGATCCCAATTTATCTGTAAATCCAAGATCTCAAACTGTAATTCGTAATTATGCAAGTGTTTCTGGGACTAACAGCAGGTCTCTTATTTATGCAGAATATGTTAGTAAAGATGGTGATGCAGCTTGGGTTCCCGAAGGCGGATTAAAACCGTTAATGGATGCAACTTTAGCAGAAAAGACCGTTACGGCAGCCAAGGTCGCTATTGCTGCTAAATTCACAGAGGAAACTCTTTCTGATTTTCCAAGCTTTGTGAATGAGGTACAAACGGAAATGGTCAATAAGCTTGGTATAAAGGAAGAACAGGGAATTTTGGAAGGTACAGGATCGTCTGGAGAAATCAAAGGTGTGGCCGCAGATATGCCGGCTTTCTCTTTGACAAACTTCTATATTGATAAGGCTAATATGTTTGACGCTCTTGTTGCTGCTTATTCTCAAATCGTCTCCACTAGTGAAATGGCTTATCGTCCAAACTTGGTGTTGATGAATCCTTTGGATTATGCTTCAATGCAATTAACGAAAGATGCTAACGGACAGTACTTACGCCCATTCCGATACAACGATGAGTTGATTCAGGGATTAAGAGTTGAAACTACTACCGCAGTAGCACAGGGGGACTTTATCATGGGAGATTTCTCTTATTTGAATATTCGTGACTTATGGGCTCTTTCAATTTCTCTAGGTTGGGAAAACGATGATTTCAGAAAGAATATTGTAACGGTGCTTGCTGAAAAAAGGCTGATGTGTTACATCAAGTCGCAATATAAGACAGCATTTGTTAAGGACAAATTCAATACAGTTATTGAAGGTATTACCAAATCAATTTGATTAAAGTATGGGAAGAGAATATAATATGAATTTGACAAAACGCTACAAGGTAACGTTTATCAAAGATGGTACAATGTATAAAAGTGGAGAGGAAGTTATGGTAGGCATGCCTCTTGCCAGCAAGTTTTATGCAGAAGGTAAAATTGAAGCGACTAGCGAATTAGTTAATGATGCCAAGGCTTTAGGATGCGAAGAACTTTTCACAAAACGTAAAAAGATTAATTCATGATTATTGACGGTTCATACTTTACGGGGATTCTAAATATTGGCATTATCTGGGATATAGATAATGATTCACCAACTAGAATGGCGGAAAGAGATAATTTGCAATCATATATTGATTTGTATGAAAGAGAATATCTCCGACTTGTTTTAGGGGAAAGTATGAGCCGTAAATTTATTGAATATCTTTCATCAAAAGAAGATAAGGTCGATAAATGGAAAAAATTGAAGGATAAACTTTCTTTTCGGGGATATAGTCCGGTGGCTAATTATGTATATTTTCATTATGTAAGAAGATGTGGCATAAAACAGACTCCGGTAGGAACTGTATATGCTTCTGGAGATGAGAAGGCTAATCCTAATATTCTTTTGGTTTCTGCCTGGAACGATATGGTACAGATGAATAAGGACCTGTATGACTTTCTTAAATCAGATAAGGAATATGAAGGTTTTTCTTTCAACTGCGCTATGCTTGAATATATTAATGGAATGGGAATATGAAATCAATTAATGACATATTTAGAGATGTTGTTGCAGATACTGCTAAGATATACGGTAATAACGTATCTTACATGTTTGGGGATTGGGAATACATTGCAGGTCAATTGACAGAATGGAGTGAGTCTCAGAAAACAAGTTGCTTAAAATTCCCTATAATATGTCTGTATTCACCATATATCGAAGATCGTACATCCAAAACTTTCGGTGCAACTCTTGAATTTCTTATTATGATTGATACTCAAAAAGGGTATACTAACGAGGAAAGAGAGAAGGTTTCTTTTCAAAGAGTGCTTCGGCCAGTGTATGATGCATTTATTCGTAGCATATTATCCTCTCCTGACCTGATTAATGAATATAGCGGTATAGTTCCCCATTTGTATACGGAAAACTACCGATATGGCAGAAAAGGCGTGGAAGCTGACGGAAAACCATTTAGAGATTTCATTGATGCTATTGAGATAAAGAATTTGAATATAAAAATCAAAAATAATAAATGTTATGGCGATAGAACTTAGAGAATGTGCTGGTATAGCTCAGTTTAATACCGGTTCCTCAAAATGTTTGCTTGATCCCGGAAAGGTAAAGGCTATTATATTGACTATGCATGGTTATAAGCTACCGGCAAATGCGACTGCTGAATTACTGGAGGCTGCTTGTCACGATGATAGACCAAATCGAATCTTTCCGATTAAAACCATTATTGAATACGCACCTTCTGGCGGTGAAGCGAATAAAAACGCTGTCGGTTACGGTCCAAATAAAATCACTTCGTATTCAGCAAAAGATGATGTGTGGACTGTCGATGAATATGACGCCAGTTTAAAGGCAAATATCATGGCTGCTAAAGGAGTGGCTTTTGATGCCTATTTCGTGGATGAAAACAATGTTGTTTATGGGATGAATGACGGGACTGATATTTTAGCCGGTATTCCTCTTGCTGGTATATATCCGGGTGGCCAAGATTGGGATTCGTCCGGTACCGAGGCTAATTTAACGGTAGGCACAATGTTCAAGGACTATGAGAAGTATGTGAAAAATGCTGATTACCGTGTATATAAGTTCGATGTAGTGGAAGCCTTGAAAGGCCTTGTATATGTTGAACTTGTAAAACTGGATACCGGAGAGAACAATTATAAATTGAAAGAGCACTTTGGAAATCTGGATATCACTTCTTTCTTTGGTGCGGTACTGGCTGAAGGTGCAACAACTTGTTTTGATGGTGAGGTGTCCGCTGTTAAATTTGAGAATGGAAATTTGGTTATCACAGCAACCGGTACTCCTTCCTTGAAGTCTCCGAAGGTTCTACAAGAGAATGGTGTTGTCGGTATTGAACAATGGAAGGCATGAAAGTCGAAGGTATCAATTTCGTAGACGAAGAAGTGCGGAAAATGAAGAAAAAAGAGTTTATTGCTAAACATAAAGTCCTTTTTTCTGGTCGGACTGAAAATGAAAAGGAAAGTATTCTCTCTGATATCTATGATAGAATTGTAGGTGTCAGATCTCCTTCAGAGAGTATTATTTAAAGTGGTTATTTTTCAGAGGAGGGAGGGCTGTAGCCTTCCCTTTTTCTATTATTTATCAATTGAATATGGCTACAATAAAAGAAGCATTGGATAATGTGACAGCTTTTGTTAATGGGTTTGAAGGAGAGATTCAAAATACCATGGATTCGAACAAATCTCTTGTTAGGGAATTTGTGACAGAGCAGTTGTATTCAGGTGTAAATGGGAATGATAAACCATTGCGACCGACTTACTTGAATGACCCTTGGTTTGCTACTGATGAAGCCGGGAAGTGGAAGAACAATGCAAAGGGGTACGCTAAGATGAAGAAGAGAATAACAAAACCTACTCCCTCTTTCCAGGGCTATCCGGCTAGAGATATTTATACTCCCAACCTCATTATAACAGGCGAATTCTATGATTCTATACGTGTCTCTTCGTCCTCAAAGGGATTGAAGATAGAAACAAGAGGAAGCGACATAGGCCCGGATATAGAAAGGAAGTATGGGAGTGCCATATTGGGAGTAGGAGGGAAGTCTCGTGAATACTTCCTCAAATATGTACTTAATCCGGCTCTCAAAAATTACTTTTCAAAATTTGGCGTATTATGAGTTGTTGGTGTCAAGGCAATAAGAGGCTTGCTTCTGAAGAGAAAATGCGGGAAATCGCAAAGAAGGCGGCTAAAATGGAGAAATCAGTGTATGTTCTATTCAAAAAAGAGGATGGCAGTATTTGGTATGCAAAAGAGGGAGAAGAATACAAAGGTGTTTTCGTCGAATACATATATCCGTAATACGAAGAATAGAATAATATTTGGTGTGCATTGTTAGAAAAATCACGGGGGTTATACAAAAAGTTTAGGAAAAATAGAACAATAAAACACCGTCGAGAGAAAAATAAAATAATTGTTTGCCAAATAATAAAAACTTGCTATATTTGTAGTGCGATACAGCTTGGGGAAGCGCATATAAGATATTAAGTATTTCCATAGAGTTGGGAATATATAAACAGTGCCGAAAGATCCTCAAGCGTTCGGTGCTGTTTTTTTTATATTCCTGTGTGTGAAAGGGCACACTACGAAAATTGTATGAATGATATTCAGATTTTCAAAAATGAAGCTTTCGGTGAAGTGCGTGTAGCCGGAACAAGTGAAGAACCATTATTCTGCTTGGCAGATGTTTGCAAGATACTTGATTTGCATACAGGTATGACCAAACAAAGGTTAGATGAAAAGGGTGTAAGTTTGATTGATACCCCTACAAATGGAGGGATTCAGCAGCTTATATATGTGAATGAAAAGAATCTATACAAGGCTATCATGCGTTCGGATAAACCACAAGCAGAACCTTTTCAAGATTGGGTATGTGGAGAAGTTCTTCCTTCTATCCGCAAACATGGTATCTATGCTACCGATAACGTTATAGATCAAATCTTAAACAACCCGGATTTTGGTATTGAGATTCTCACTAAGTTAAAAGAAGAACGGTCGGCACGCATTGAAGCAGAGAAACAGGTAGCAGTACTAACTCATGTCAATAAGACCTATACATGTACGGAGGTTGCGAAAGAGCTAGGGCTTAAATCGGCAATTGAACTCAATAACCGTTTAAAAGAACTTGGCGTACAATACAAAGTTAATCAGACGTGGGTTCCATACACCAAATACTCTACGCTTGGTTGGTTTGATATAAAGCAAGAGGTTGCTGACAACGGTCATATTATCTACCATAGAAAGATTACCGGAATTGGCAGACAGGGTATCATCAATCTGTTGGCAATGTGATTAATCAAAGAAAGGGCAGCCCTGAAGCTACCCTTTCCCGCTGATTGGCGTCAACTAATGTGCCGGAACCGAAGTCCCCTGACTTACCCTTTATTTATAAACTCTTGTAATACCTTGTTTGTCTCAACAGCGAGTGCGGACATTAGGAATCCGTCCTTGCACATCTCACGTACTTGCCCGAATATCCGCTTTAAATTGGATTCCATGCTTTCTTTTGGATTATATACCACTTCTTCCTTTCCATAGGGTATCATTCCACCGTAGATACTTCCGTGTTTATTGCGGCCGCTAGCGAGCGTTTGTTGCAATGATTGGTTGAATTCCTTGATTTGCTTTTTGACGATGCGTTCTGCGTACTTGGTGCAACGCTCGGATCGGAGTTTCTCTTCCATTTCGTTGAAGGCGTTGATGTAGGCTTCCTTGAACTGGGCGGCTACCTTTCCGGTGAAGCCCATAGCTAAAAAAGTAAAGCCGTCACGGGTCATGTAGTACATGGGTCTATTTTCCCCCTTTTTATCTCTATATTCAACGGGCGCAAAATTGCGCTGGTTAAATAATACACTACAATCCAGCATTTTAATCGCTCTAAGTACATCTTTGTGCGCCTTCCTAAAGTAATCCGCAACCACCAAAGAAGAGGTCACAGCTTGACCGTTTTTCGCTTCTACCAAATCAATCCTATCGGTAGACCATAATTCCAAACTTTTTGTTTCCATAATGTTTCTATTTAATGTGTTGATACTATCGTGTCGCTCTTGCTTAGCACATGAAAAACCTGTCGTTGTCGTCACCGAACATCTTATATCCGGCAAGCAGGCTTAAAACGATGATTGTCATTTCTATCATAATCGTATATTTTAACGGTTATGCAGGGCTTTCGCCCTGCTGGTTAAACTTATATATTCAAACAACAAACTGACATATCACACTCTTCATCGTATTCATAACCGAATAACTTACCTTTAAAGTATGTTTGTAAACGGTTGAATACTTTATCATCTTTATTGTCCCACGCTATTGTTATCATATTTGTGCGAGCAAATGTTATTTCAACGTTTATACCTGCTATTTTTGATAAATTGTTTTCAAGCATTTTCTTTGTTGCCATAATCTTTATTTTTTAGTTGTTATTACTTTATTTCCTTTTTGATGTTACAAAGGTATAATATCTATTATACTTAAACAAATGAATGGTATATAAATATTATACAATTAACATTGTTTAGTATATAAAACATTATACCTTTCGAGATAAGGAGTATATTTGCAATATAATTTAAAAACATACTTTTATGAGAATCAAAGAGCTATTAAAAGAAAAGGGGATTACACAGCAAGAACTCTCTGATATATTGGGGGTATCTTATCAGTCAATAAAACAAACATTAAACGCTCCATCTGTCACTACGTCAACTTTGGAGAAAATAGCAACAGCATTAAATGTTCCACTTTGGCAATTATTTGCATCTCCTGACGATGTAAAAGGAGAAGAACTTACCGCCCTAATCCAGCATAAAGGAGAATTTTATAAAGCCACCACAATATCCGAATTAGAGAAAATTGTAGCTGAAATAAAAGAAAAATAAGGAAATATTTGCATTTGTGTGTGTTTGTATGTTATTTTGCCTCCGTACAACCATAATACACACAAAATATGAATAGAATATTTCTAATATTTGCCTTGCTGCTTCTTATAGGATGCAGCGAAGAAAGCGATCCTGTTCCAGAGCAAAATAATGAGGAAAACACGGAATCCGGTGATAATAATGCATTTTTAGTTAATGGTTTTAGCTGTAATATTGATTTTAATGAAGAAAACTACACCATAAAGGTTAGTAAAGATAATGAATTCCTTTTTGAAGTGTCCGAAGAAATAGGAAAAGGGACTAAGTTGGATATAGATTTGGGATATGGAAATAAAAAAGATGTTATCGCTTCATATATTAAAATTTTTGATATTCTTCAATATGAAAATACATATTATCTATTAGCAGATTTAAGAGACCAATCTGATATTTTGAGTTTTTGGGGAATTAGAAAGTTATATTCTTACGAGAATGGCAAGGTTCATGCAGTAACATTGAATACTCGTTCACACTTGCCTACGGATATGGGATTTTGGTTTGAGAATAGCATAAAAGTGGTTGAAAACTATTCCGCATATCCAGAAGCAACCGCTTCAGAAGAACATGTGTATGATAATGAATTAAATCTTATAAGCAAGTATTCTCCTAACGGAATAGTTTTAGATATGACACATTGCGTTTCTTTAGAAGAAGTTCTTAAACATCATTACACAATCTGTTTCTATGACATACGCAATACATCTCCATTATGGTCATATCCAATAGACCTAGTAGGTGAAGATTTTGTAGTAAACAGTCAAGACGCCTCTTATTCTTCGAATAATACAGTTTTTGTTAATGTAAATATCACGTATATAACAGGCGAAAAAGAAGTCTTAAATTTTGAATTTGACAAGGACACAGGCGAGATCATCACCCCTAACCAAATAACACAATAGAATCATGAAAAAAGAAAACCAACAATCCAAATTATCCATCCATTGTGGCAGCAACACAGACAGCATGGAGAAACTAGCAAATTTATGTGAGCAAGAAGCCGAAAAGCTAGTGAAAACGCTGGATATTGCCGAAGGAGATGCAATATCCGTAATTTTTTCTACAATACCAGGCCCCGGATTCCCTGAACTTATCTGTGTGGGAGTATTCAGTAGGGACGATAGTGGAAAGATCGTGTACGAACTGGATTTCTCGGAGTCAACATTGTAACTCATTCCCGCCCCTCTTGCGAAGGGCGGTTTTTGTTTCTAAAAAGTTAAAACCGTTAAAAACCAATAACAGATATAGTTAATTGTTCAATCAATCAATCAATCTTGATTTGTATTATTTATATTTGCGACATTAAAGTAATGTATCTTTGATACGTTACGAACAAAGATAGCAGTAGTACTGTTATTTTATAAAAAACAAAGGAGAATTGAATATGAAACCCTCATCTTACACACAAGAGGTATTTGTTATAGAAAATCCCTCAAAAGCACTATTGGACTTTGTAAATAAGTTGAGAGATAGAAAAATGTCTCAACAGGAGAAATTACGCAATAAAAAGAACTGTACCATTAAAATCAACGTATAATCTTCTCTGAATGGATATTTCCGTTTCTATCAATTCTAAATCAGAAGATGAGTATCGGATAATATTATCTCCATTTAATTTGGATATAATCCCGTGTGAGGTGCGGGAAATATTTGGAGATAGTATTGAAATTGCAGATGTCACACTTGAGAGAGTAAAAGGTGATAATCCCACTGATATTGGAGTACTTCTAAAAATATCAAATGTTATAGGTGAAATTTTCAATGATAATGAGAACTTGATATTATATTTCTACTGTGATGACATACACGACATTTTAAGAAGGGATAAAGGAGTAACTCCACAAAAATTCAGAAGCAATTTGTTCTCAAGAATGTTTGATAAATATATGTTGTCAAATGGAATTACCGATATAATAAACACACCTATTGAGATTAAGGCAGACAGACATATTTATATCCATTTGATATCAAGAAGTATTCATTTAGAATATGTAAAAGCCATAAAAGATGTCATAATGGATATGGAATCAAAATAGAAGCGGAGTAACCTCCGCTTTTCTTTTGCTATCCCTCCTTATATTTATTCATTCTAAATAGCTTGTAAAACTCCCAAAATATTTCTATATTTGTGCGGAAACTATGTCAAGTGGCATGGTACTTAATTCGCACGTTATATGGCTAATGAATTAAAAATTACTGATGTAGTAGATGAAAGCGTTTTCAATCAATTAGAGAACCTAAAAACAGAATTCAATGAAAACTATGCTGCCTATAAGAAATTCATAGGGCTATTAGCAAATGGGATGAAAATTAGTCCTAAAAATTATCAAGAACTTTCCGATAAATCCAATGCGTATAATAATGCGTTAAACAACCTGATTACTACCCAAAACAAGTTGGCGTCTATTCAGGAAAGACAGAATAAACTACTTGGAGACTATGGAAACAAGATAACAAAATTGCTGACGTTAAATACATTGCCTAAGCAATTTGATGATCTGACTAAAACCATAAATAAGCTTTCAGGTTCTCTTGATGCGCTTTCTTCTAAATTTCAAAGTACCTCCAGTGCACAAAATTCAGCCGCACAAGCTAATCAATCTTATGCGCAATCGGCAAATCAACTGAATCAGGCTATTTCAACTACAGAGGCAAAATACACAGAAATAGTTGATAACATATTAACCTATGATAGCCATGTAACTAAATTAACAGCAGATACGATTCAAAATAAAATTCGAATAAAAGAGCTTAACGATGAATTAAAGTCTTTGGATAAGGAATATAAGAATGGGACTATTGGAATTACTGAATATCTCAATAAATCAGCCCTGTTAAAGCAAAGACAAACAGAGTTATCGGAGCAAAACAAGCAATATTCCAATTTAATCCGGAATCATTCGGCGGTTATTATTTCAACTGCTAGCAGCTATAATGAAATGAATGCTGCGGTATTAGCTCTTGAAAAAAGGCTGAAAAATATGCCTAAAGATTCGTTTTTGGGAGTTGAAGGGCAAAAGACCTTACAGCAAATACAGACTTTAAAGAATGAGTTAAAGTCTATGGATGCTCAAATGGGTAACTACCAAAGAAATGTAGGTAATTATGCGTCTCATTGGAATGGATTAAATATGTCGGTTCAGCAAGTCGCACGTGAATTACCCTCTTTGGCTGTCGGGTGGAATACTTTCTTCCTTGCAATATCCAACAACTTGCCGATGCTTGCCGATGAACTGAAAAAAGCAAGAATAGAGTATCAAGCAATGCAGGAAGCCGGACAAAAAGGTATTCCTGTATGGAAGCAGCTTACAAAATCTATTCTTAGTTGGCAAACAGCGTTGGTAGTAGGTATTACTTTGCTTTCTGTATATGGAAAAGATATAATGGATTGGGTAGCAAGCTTATTTAAAGGTAAGGGGGCAATAGATGATATTGTTTCTGCTGAAAGAATGTGGGTAGATGCGATAAAAGAAGGAAGATCTTCTTCTATCAAAGAGAGAAAAGAACTAGAATTATTATATAAAGCAACCCAAGATACATCACGTTCAATGCAAGAAAGAAATGCAGCTGTTGATGAGTTGCAGAGGAAATTCCCTGAATATTTCGAGAATATAAGCAATGAAGATTTTTTAGCCGGTAAGGCTGCTGATTCCTATAACAGATTAGCTGGGCAAATCTTGAAAACTGCACAAGCAAGAGCTATACAGGATAAGCTAGTAGAAAGATCTAAAGAACAGTTGGAATATGAAGACCAATTAAACAACTTATTTTACGAACGTAGTGTTTTGAATAATAAAATACGGGATGCAGAAAGAAGATTGACTAAAGGTCCAGCTGCTGCAACTAATGCAGCTAGAGATATTTATGATCTAGGGAAAGAAGCTGCTGATTTAGATGAAAAAATATCTGAAATGCAAAATAAATTGAGAGAAAATGAGAGGCAAACTATTAAACTTGAAAATAAACTAAATATAGACGATTTATTAACCCCCTTAGGAAAAACAGAAAGTGAAGGTAAAAAATCAGCTGATGAACAAGCCAAATACCAAGAAGATATCGCTAAACGCCTTTCCGAAACCCGTATTTCCCTTATAGATGATGAGTATGAAAAAGAAAGAGCAAAAGCACAAAATAAGTATGAGGAAAATATAGCATCCATCAAAGGTAATTCAGAAGAAGAAAATAAATTAAGGGCTAATTATGAAGAAATACTTAAAAACGAATTGCTGGCTATTGACAAAAAATACTTGGAAAAAAAAGATGAAGAAGAAAGGAAGAAGATAGAGGCTTCTGTTAAGTATCAATTGGAAGAAAAGCAACAAGAATATGCAACATTAGCTATTGCATATTCTCAAAATATGCAAAAAGAGATTGATGATGAATTAGAACGATACAGACAGGGAGAAATTTCTAAAGAACAATACGAGAAAAACAAAGCTGAAATAACTCAAAAATACGCTCTTCAAGAAGCTCAAAGAGCGATTGATCTCCTCAAAGAACAAATCGAGATTTCTGGTCTGTCTGATGAGGAAAAGTTTAAAATAAAAGAGGCTCTAGCGAAAGCTGAAATAGATTTAGCTAATAAAGTGCGTGACGCTAAGAAGAAAGCCAGAGATGAAGAAACAGAAGATGAAAAGAAGTATTGGGCAGAGTTGGAAGCTTCATTGCAGCATTTGGAATATGTCAGCAATAATGCAGTAGATGGATTGGGCACATTATTTAGTGGGTTAATGAGCCTAATTACAAAAGTTGTCCGTGATGGTAAACTAGAAATTGAAGATTTATTAGGTAGTATCAGTGCAATATCAGAAGGGCTAACTTCTATTATGGTTGGAATGTACGACCAACAAATGGAGAAAATAGAAGAGCAACAGGAAAAGAACGAGGAAGCTGGAGAAGAAGAGATAGAACGTATTGAGGAGCTGGCGGAGTCCGGTGTTATCTCTACAGAGGAAGCAGAAGCTAGAAAAAGAGCTGCCGAGCAAGCGACAGCAGATAAAAACAAGGAACTGGAAAAGCAAAAAGCTGACTTGGAACAAAAGCAGGCCAAGTGGCAAAAGGCTAATTCCATTATTCAGACTACTATTGCTACCTCTCAGGCTATAATGAAGGCTTTGGCAGAGGCCGGACCTTTCGCTGGTCCTATTCTTGCGGCTGTAATCGGAGCTATGGGAGCCGCCCAAGTAGCTATAATTGCCTCGCAGCCGATACCTAAATACGCAAAGGGGACTGATAATCATCCCGGTGGATTGGCTATTGTTGGTGATGGAGGCAGGCAGGAGGTTATTGAAACTGATAATGGTGCGTATATTACTCCTTCTGTTCCCACTTTGGTAGATATCCCCAAAAGAGCGAAGGTTATCCCTAATTTGGTCGATTATCGCAAGATGTCTTTGCATTCTGATGCTCTAATGCTTGATCGACAAATGAGAAACAATAATGGAGAACCGGTTATTGTCAATGTCAATAATGATTATAAAAAACTTGAACGAAAAATGGATATGGCTAATCAAAGTATGGCAAACTTGAACAAGACATTGCGGAAAATGGCCCGAACTTCCGAATATCGTAATCTATCAGGTATTATTTGAATATAATTAATCAGCGTGTGAAGGAGTACGTAAAAACTATGTTATACACCGATCTTGATAAAATTTCCCTAGATACATTCATTGATGTATTTACAGGAGATAAGAGTAAGCTTATCATCGAAGGAGAACATTCTGAAAAAGAACTGTCCGAACAATCGGAGAAACTCATTACCGAATATGTAGAGATAATCGGAGGATCCTCTTTTCTGTCTGAAATGTCCCAAAGAAACAATATAATCAACCTTCACATAAAAATTGAGTGCATGAAGGGAGTTGAGATTATGATTAAAAACAAGGATTGGGAGGATGCTGCACATATTCTTTCAGAGTTTGGATTTTCATATTTCCCCTCCGAACACGAAAAGATACGCAAGAAAGTATCTTCTATCCTTTCTATGAGTAAATATATGCTTGAACGAATAAATGCTAAGGAAAAGCCGGGAAATAGCTCAAAAATGGATAAAAACTACTTTGCAAGAGAAAGAGTGATGGTTATGTCTCATTTTGGAATGCAAATCCGGAAGAACGAGATTAGTGCAAAAGAATATGCTTTCATGGTAAAGCGTATGTGTGAAGATGTAAAGTCTATGAACAAATCGATAAAACATAAATAACTTATGTATTTCAGATGCCAGATATTAATAAACGGAATATCTTATGAAGCGACCGATGATCTTAAGAATTGGGATGATTTCGAATTGGCTTATAAGAGAAGTAATTATGACGGGGTAATCCGGTCGTTTAGTACAAAATTCGAATTTGTCAATCGCTCCTACGAGCTTTTAAAGGAGGAGTTTGCAAAAAACTATCTTTCTTCTAAAGCTGGCATTGCTTTCTATAAAAGGAATAATAGCTGGAATTGGGATAAGATATTTCATTGCACATTGGATTTTGGAAC